CTTTTGACTGGACTGCTCTTAGAGATTCTATAACTGTTAATACTGTAAGTGGGACGGATACCTATTCGCTTACAGGTAGTGGTGACTTGGCTGTAATTAAGGACGTAATGAACACTACGTCTAAAAGGTTTATGCACCTCAGAAGTAAGGAATACTTTAACAACGTAACCTATAACACTTCTCCCCAATCAGGTTCGCCTGATTACTACACATTTGTAGGTACGGATTCTAATAGGGATTTACAAGTCCAAGTCTATCCAAAACCCGAAGCTGTATATGCTTTAAGGTTTGACGTTGTTAAACCCCAAGCTGATTTATCCAGTGACTCAGATAGTTTGTCAGTGCCCACTAACCCTGTGATTCAATTAACTTACGCTATGGCTTTAAGGGAAAGGGGTGAGACAGGTGGTCAAAGTGCAGCAGAACAATTTGCTGTAGCCTCTACTGCTTTATCTGACGCTATTGCATTTGACGCTAACAGATACCCTTCTGAGTTAACCTTTCAGGTACGATAATGGCCCAGAAACTACAAAGCATAACTATTACGGCTCCAGGCTTTGCGGGTGTTAATACCCAAGATGCCCCGTTAGCCCAAGACCCTACCTTTGCGTCAGTTGCAGATAACTGCATTATTGACAAAGAGGGGCGAGTAGCTGCGCGTAAAGGTTATGAAATGGTGTCTACCAATGGCCCTGCTGTATTAGGGAGTTCTGCTGGTATAGAAGCTATACACCAGTATAGGGATTCAGGTGGTAACACTAAGATATTCTCCGCAGGCAATAACAAAATATTCCACGGCACTTCTACTTTAACTGACGATACTCCTGGTAGTTATACAATCAGCGCTAACAACTGGAAGATGGTTAACTTTGTAGACCATGCTTACTTTTTTCAAAGAGCGCATGAGCCATTGTTATATACAAACTCTGTTGCTGACGTTGAGAAGATGTCTACCCATGCTCATGCTACGGGCACTCCACCTCAAGCTAATGAGGTTCTAGCTGCATTTGGTAGGTTGTTTGTTGCTGACTTTGCAACAGACAAGTCTACTATATATTGGAGCGACCTTTTAAGCGGTCATGCGTGGAGCGGTGGGTCTACAGGTTCTATAGACATATCTAAGGTATGGCCCAATGGCTATGATGAGATTGTCGCCCTAGCTGCTCATAACGGGTTCTTAGTTATCTTTGGTAAGGACTCAATAGTTATCTATGAAGGTGCTGATAGTCCTGCTTCTATGACTCTTTCAGACACCATATCTAATATAGGATGTGTATCTAGGGACGCAGTTGTATCTACGGGTAAGGATTTAATCTTTTTAGACCGTTCAGGCGTAAGAAGTCTGGCAAGAACAATTCAAGAAAAGTCCTCACCTATTGGGGACATATCTAAGAACGTCAACAATGACATTAAAAATCTGGTAGCTAGTGAAACAGGTAACATCTCTCTACATTACTCTCCTAAAGAAGCCTTTGTCTTGGTTAACTTTCCCGTCCTTCAGACGGTGTATGTCTTTGATACGAGATTTCCTCTCCAAGATGGTTCATACAGAGCAACCACTTGGTCTAGCATGGCACCACTGCGTTTTACTAATCTGGTGGATGACACTATTTACCTTGGGAACGCAACTGGCATCGCCGAGTATGATAGTTATACAGACGGGACAAGCTCCTATCAGCTAAGTTACTTCTCACATCCCCTAGCATTTGGGGATAGCTCCGTACTTAAATTTCTAAAGAAAGTTAACTTAACTACCTTTGATGGAGCGGAGGCTACAGTTGTACTGAACTGGGCCTACGATTATTCCAATGCTTATAAAAAACAAGCGTATGTCTTACCTGCTAATAACGCTGCTCAATACAATATCTCTGAATACAACACTGAAGCTGAGTATTCCTCTTCATTAAGCCTAATTAACAGACAGAAGATAAATACTTCTGGTTCTGGTGCTGTCGTATCCGTAGGAGTGGAGACTACAGTAGATGGTAAGTCTATAGCTATACAACAATTTAATATTCATGCACTACTTGGAAGGATTGTCTAATGACTGATTACACTAAGACAACTAACTTTGCCGCCAAGGATGCCCTGGTGTCAGGAAATCCTGCTAAGGTGGTGAAGGGAACTGAAGTGAACACCGAATTTGATAACATAGCAACTGCGGTAGCTACTAAGGCTAATTTAGCTGCCCCGACATTTACGGGGACTACAACTGCCGCAAACCTCACAGTGTCAGGAACATTTACTGGCACTATTGATGGAGGGACTTACTAATGTCAATTTTTGACGTAAACAAAGACGGCGTTGTTGACTATAAAGACCTTGGTGCTGGAGCAGCAAATTTATTTGGTTTTGGTCAAGGCGGTGGTGGTTTTTTTGGTAGTCCTGGAGCAGGTCTTATAGGTGCTTTAGGTCAGGGTATGCTGACTGATAAAGCTATTAAAGATATAGGCCAAGCCCGTCAAGAAGCTAACATATTCTTTGGTGGCGCTACCGATTTACCCACTTATGAAGGCGGCTTATTGGGTGAGGTAGGAAGACAGTCTCAGTTCAAACCATTTACTGTCACGGGAACGAATGTATTTGGTCAACCTTCTGCTGCTACTATATCCCAAACAGGCACTGAGTTAGCTCTAAGCCCGGAAGAAGCTGCATTACAAAGGTCTTTGACTGGATTTGGTCAGGGTGCTTTTGATTTCTTGGGCGACCCTATGGCTAGGGGTGAGGAGCAGACTAATATTATTGGTATGTTGACTCAAGACCCTGCTGCTAGAGCAACGAGAGAAGCAGATATATTTGGTAGACTAGAAGCTGTACAGGCTCCTGAAAGAGAAAGAGCCAGACTTCAATTAGAAGAAAGACTCTTAGGTCAGGGTAGGGGTGGTGTCCGTACCTCTATGTTTGGTGGTACTCCTGAAGAACTAGCTTTAAATAAAGCCATAGAAGAGCAACGCGCTAGGTCTGCCGTATCTGCTATGGAACAGGCTCGTGCTGAGCAAGCCCTACAATCTCAACAGACCCTACAGGGTTTGGGTGAGTTTAGAGGTAGAATGGGCCTATTGGGTCAGCTTGGATTATCAGCTATACCTACGGCTTACACCCCTCAGCAAGAGTTACTAAGGACGTTAACTCCACAACTGGAGGCTTCACGCCTAGCAGCTACTTTGCAGTCTACTGGGCTAGGTTTAGGGGCTGGTTTGGCAGAATCTGCAATAGAATCCCAGTTGGGATTTGAAGCTCTTAAAAACGCCCTTAGACAGCAGCAGTATCAAGGTCTGTTTGATTTGTTGAGTGCTGAAAGGTCAGGTGGTTCTACAACTCAAACTGCCCAGCAAACTCAGTCAGGTAATTTTGCATTAGGTAATACAGGAATTGAATATAATCCTGTTACTGGCGAAATAAGCTATAACCCTAACTAACGGAGCTAGTAATGCCTATTAACATACAATCTTTATTTAGCGACATTATTGAGACTCCTGCTCAACGTCAACAGCGTATGCTTAGTGAAGGCATACTCAAGGGACGGGAGTTAACCAGCGGTCTTACGGGACTAGCTAGGACTCAAGCACCTTTAGTATCTGCCCTATCTATGCAGATGCCCCAGAGACAAGAAGCACTTCGCAGGAATGTGGGTGGAATGTTGGGCCTAGACGTTAGAACTGAGTCTGAGAAGGTTCAGGAAGCTCTGAAAGGTGTAGACCCTAATGACCCGCAAAGCCTTCTCCAGGCTGCACAAGCTGTAGGTAATCTAGGACTAGGCGCTCAATCTGCTCAGATGCGAGCTATGGCTGCTGATGTGACTAGACAGAAACAAGCCGATGAGCTTCAAAGAAGAAAAGCTGAGGCCGATATAGCAGCTTCAGAAGCGTCAACCACAAGAGCCAGAACACTCCTTCCTTTTGAGGTAGCAGAGTCTGCGGAGGGTCTTGCGACTTCTGCTCAAGCAAGGGAAAACGCAAATAAAATATTTGATCTTCAGTATCAAAGAGCGGGCAATCAATTAGAAAGGGACGCTATTACTGCTCAACAACAAGATTATCTATTTAGTATAGATGCAGCAGAATCTATATATAGACTATCAAATCTTGAAGACCAAGAAATAGCAAGAAGAAATATCCCCCAATTTGTCTCTGATTTAAGAGCCAGCGGAAATGAGAATATAGCTTCTTTGCTGGAAAGAAGGCTCATAACCCCAGATAAGGCTGCGGAATTGCTTAATCAAAAGGGCGGCATGGGTGAAGACTCTTGGGCTAGGTTAAGCAACTCAACAATTTTTAACAGAACTACTGGAGAAACCAGAACATTTGAAGATGCTGGGGCTAAAACCACTTTCCAAACAGAGATAAACGGTGTTCCTACGCTGTTTGGGATAGACGCAGAAGGTAATTTAGTTTATCAGATAAATGAACAGACATTGCAGAATGTTGCTCCTGGACAGACTGTTGATGGCACTCCTAGCGCAACTCTTAATGCCTCAACAAATGAAGCGGAAACAGGTCAATCACCAGAATGGATTGCAGAAAAAACTCTTAGGATACGCGAAAACCAAAGTGTATTAGGTGCTATTGATGCTGCTAGGCTTTATGCAGAAGGTCATGTAACTGCAACTGGAGCCGCTAGTAGAGCAGCCCAACAAATTGGCGACATACCATTATTAGGAGCATACGCAACGCAGGCAAAAACCAACTTAAATGAACTGCTTGCTCAAGTTACTGCAAATATTGCTTTTGGTAGGCTCCAAAGAATGAGAGATGAAAGCAAAACTGGAGGCGCGTTGGGGAATGTCTCTAACATTGAATTGGCGTTATTAGGAAGCACTCTTGGCTCTATTAGTTCAGACATGGACTTAGATATATTGTTAGAGCAGCTAGATAAAGTTGAGAAACATTATCAAAACTTTTTAGCTATTGAGTTAGGTCTTCCAGCAGAGCTTGATTTAAGTGGAACAGACTATGAAGGAAAAATTGAGGTTTTAGAAAACCCAGACGGAACATCTAATATTTATGTTTTAGATGATGAGGGTAATTGGGAAAGAATGTCAGGCCCAAGAGCAGACAACATTACTTTTAAGAGACTTTGATTGAGTAAAGGTTATGGCAGAGCAAGGAATTACAGCGACTGAAGAAGAAGTCCGTAGAATAGAAGAGCAAATACGCAGAAGACGAGAAGGTTCTCCTCAGCCTACTGACAGTGTTTCTCAATCTTCTGAGCAGCAGTCTATTCCTGCGTCTGTTGCTGAAGAAAATATTATTGAACAAACACCAATTACTCAAGATAACTGGTGGTTTGAGGGCCTTGAGCTTCCTGGATTTGAAGAGGATAGGTCTGGAAGAAATATGTTTCAGGCTGTTATAACAGACACAATTACGTTTGGTTTATCAGAAGAGTCCTCTGCTGCTGTCCTTGCTTTAGTTGATAAAGCGTTAGACGTTTCTGGTGGTGGAGATACTTCTTATTCAGACTTTTATAGACAAAATGTTAGCAGACTAGAAAACGAAAGATTGCAGTGGCAAGAAGAAAACGCTCTTGGAACTGGTGCTGCTACAGTCATTGGTATAGCAGGAAGTCTCCCAGGTGCTGCCGCTGAAACCGCAACAAGAGTCTCATTGCCAGTAGTATCAAACGTACTAGAAAGAATATCTCCAAGGATTGCTCAAGTATCTGCCCCATTAACCTCTAGGGCTGCATCTGTTGCAGAAAGGGTAACTCAAGCGACTCCTCAAACAATTAGGACTTTAGCCGCTGGTTCTCCTCAAGCTGCGGCTTACGGTGCTTTGGCAGGATTTGGTTACTCTTTGCAAGGAGAGGACGCTGAACAAGCCGCCTTTGACGGGGCTAAAACAGCAATCCTGTTTAATACAGTGTTTAGGGGTCTTGGCACTGGAATTTCCGCATTGGCTCAGAGAAGAGTAGAAAGAGAACTTGGCAGAGGAGAGGATTTTGTTCCTTTGATAGCTTCTGGGGACTCTAAGTTAGCAAAGATATACAATTCTATTACTCAAAGCCTTCCTATAGCTGGTGGGATGATTAAGAGTCAATTAGATAATTTGAAGAAACCATTGCTTACTGCCAGAGATAAGACTTTTGCAGAAATACAGGAACGAACTGGAATTACTCAATTATCTAGCATAAACAAATATGTTGAAGACATTAGTACAAGGATAAAAGGCACTGCCGAATCAATAAAAAACAAGGTAGCAAGAGGCGTAAAACTAGACCCAGAAAAAGAATTACAGATTCAAAGGAGATACCAAACGATAGAGTCTGCAAGGGCTAATGTAGTTCAGGGCATTCTTAACGCAAAAGAAAAGCTCTTCAGAACAAATATAGTAAAGTCTTCTGCGCCAAGAAATCTGAGCGATGACCTTCAGAAAGAATTTGATGAAGTAATTGAAACTGGAAGAATACAAAACGCTGTATCTTTCCTTGAAAACGCTTGGAAGGATGGTTTTGGGGTAATCAGAAATAGAAACTTCACCCTAAATGCTGATGACTTCATTGCTTCAATTCAAAACAGAATGAACGATGTTGATAGTGAGGGATTTGCTCTTTTGTATGGAGACAAAAGAATAAATTTTGACTCTACTGTAAGAGCGTTTTTAGAAGGAAAATTAGACGGAAATAGAATTTCTGGACAGGCAATATCTGACCTTAGAAACAGGTATTCAAGAGAGGTTAGAAATCTTCTTAGGCAGGGAGGAGAGGCTGCTCAAAGAGGTTTTGTCCTTAGAAATGTTCTTGATGAAATTGATAGCCTAATTACAAAGCAGTTGCCAAAATCTGAGGCCGCAGTATTTGAGGCAGAGAAAAACGCATGGAGAGTCTATGTAAACCTCCTTGACGCTACCGCTTCTGCAAGCACAAAGGGCGGGGTAAGAGGCGCGTTCACTGAAGACCAGTGGCTACAAGCATTGAAAAGAAATCAATCTAGGCTTCATGTAAAAGGGCAGGGTAGCTTTCAATCAGTTGCAGATGATTTAGCTGATACTAGGGCTAGGTCTTCAAACATACTGAAAAAGATAAATGAAAACACAAAAGAAAGAATGAGCATTGCCTTAAATCTTGAGAAACAAAAGGTTCAAGAGTCTCTCGCAAACGCTAGAGCAAATCCTACCGGAACTGAGTTAGAAAACGCCAGACTAATGCAGTCTTACACAGAAACTTTAGGGAAAATAGATGAGATTGACCAGTTATTGAAATCTGGGAACCCCACAGTTTCCAACCTGATTGGGACTACGCTGGGTGCTGGAGGGATATTATTAGGCGGCTTGGGCAGTGTTACTGCCGGGGCTGCAATGGCTTCTATGATTGGCTCTCAAAGGTTTCAAAGATTCTTGGCTGGCCAGACTGGAGTTCAGAGAGGAATATCTGCTATTTCTTCTGAGGCTTCAGAAAGATTGGCAACTGGTTCTGCTGCTGTTTCTGGTCAAATACAAGCTGGAGGTATAGAAGAAACTACCCCTTCAGAGTATAGAGCGATAGCAAATAGTAAAAATAATAACGCCAAGGCTTTGGCTTTTAAAAGAGTTTTAGAATTAGGCCAAGAACAAAGGCTCAAAAGAATAAACAGGGATGCCTACACAAAGCTAAAGTCGGCATACGAGTCTGTTTATTCGCAATAGTTTTGAGGCAGTGCGGCATCCTGGGTTTCCTCCACCCTCGCCTTTGGGTGCCGTACTGACCTCACCTTAATGTAGCTCCTTATCCATTACCTCTTTGTATCTCATAGAGATGAACATACTGAACAACTCATCTACTGTGTTATTCTCCTCCATGAAGTCTGAGTAATCCCTCACCATCATTGCTAGAGTCCCTATCGCCCTCTGCTCCGTCCCCTCCAAATAGGGCAAGTTGTCGTTCACCCACTTCGCCAGTTCCTCTGGGTCCATCGGGTCCACCTCTACACTCTGGGTTTCCTGTTTCAAGCCAACATACTCCACATAGTTTATAGTTTTGATTCAAATTCTTTGTTCTTATTTCTTAGGTATTTAACCATATCTTCTAGGTCTGCCCTTAAATACTTTTTGGGCTTTCTGGAGCTAGTCAGCATCTCATCACAGAAGTCATCCCCATACATACTTCTCATGTACTTAGAATAACCTTCTCTAACGTGAGTCCTATGCCGCATACCGTACTGGTTACATCCAGCACATTGGGGATGGATGTTCTCCTCCATAATCTTAGTGGCTTGCTTCCCTCTTTCTATCCAATGACCACCCTGCATATCTTTCCAGTGATACCACTTATTACATGACACACACTCTATAAAGCCATTCTTATCAGCAGCTACAGCAGCTTTCAATCTAACGTGCTTCTGTAATAACTTAGCCACATCATCTATCAAAGCTCTAAGTGTTTTCTTCCGCATATCACTCTCTTAAATATTCTAAGTTAGGCTCTTTGACCTCGCTCTCTATAAGCAGGTCTATGTAGTGTTTAGCTTTCCTCAAGTCCTCAATACCATTCTTATCCCTCCACCTAGTAACATACTTAACCACGTTGGCTTCACAGTAACTTAAATCGTTAGCCTGGATATACTCTATGGGTTGGATTTTAAAATCCTTATAATGATTCCCACCTACTTGTATGTCTTTTGCTTTAACATCTCTACCCTTTTTTTCAGTAGAGCTTGGCTTGTTAAGATGCTTCTCTATCAGTTCCTCAATGACTGAACTCATGTTCTCCTTGTTAACAAAGCAGTAAGTCCTGAGGTCTTCATGCAAGTCTTCTCTCATGTTCATAGTGAACCTTGTGTGGCCCGCTGGTTTGTAATCGTCTTTTTCTTTCATAAGTAATCTAGGTTATCAGTAACCTCTCCTTTCCTCTTCTTCTGTTGATGTTCCGTAGCTCTCTTCATTGCTAGTATTTTGTTGGACTCATCATAGGCATTCCAATTAATCACATCTTTGTAATACCTACCACAACCTACACACCAGATACTCCCCACGGTAGAGGTGGAACATATACCTCTACAGGGATTCCTAACCTTAGCTACACCTTCAACAAAGGGCATACGATTGGAAAGTGTTTGTTTACACATATCTCTACTGGCCTCCCATATCTTTCTGCCAGCTTCTCACAGTAAGTGCGAGAAGGGTTTATGTCATCTTTCTTGTGATAGATGCACTGTTGGCAGTTTTCAATAATGTTAAGTTCGCTCAGTTGTCTCATGGTGTTACCGTTACTCTACTAATCTCGCCTTTACTTTTGTCATAAGTGATTGCTAATGCGCCCCTTTGGGAGTGTTCAAATCCCCTAGCGCCATAGGCATCTCTAGCGTTTAATGTAGGATGTCTCTCTATCACCGCACCGGATACCTCTACTACTTCTTTGGTATGGTAGTGTCCTGTACTAATGTATATATATTCAGTGTTCGCCATCTGACTACGGAACCTTGGCTCAGAGAAGAACTTGCCAGCCAATCCTCTAATCTTAGTTAGGTGTCCATGATGCCATCCTAAAAAGACGTTACCCCAAGTAAATGAGTAGTATGGGAACACACTATCATCCACGGTGACTCTCTTGTTCTTTTTAAATGCCATCTTCATTATGGCCTGTAACCAAACAGACCCAGTTAAATCATGATTACCCTCGCACATTACTACATGAACGTGTTTATGCTTGTGTAATAGCATTTCTACCGCCCGTACGCAGGTTTCTACGGCGACTTGGACTAGCTTAGGGTATCTACCGTCTGAATCAAGAACGTGCTTATTTAGTGGGGTTACGGAGGTCAGACCATCCCAATGTAGGAAGTCTCCCATTTGAACGAATACTGCTTGTTCGGAGTCTGGGGTTCCGTTAATCATATCCCCGAATGCTTTGTATAAAGTATCCTCTGCAATCTTAATATCCCAATCAGCACCAGTCTCCTCATTCCAGGAGTATGCGCCTATGTGATAGTCAGTGATTGTGTACACTGAGCATAAGTCTGCATTAACTTTCTTAGGAGATTTGATTACAGGCCAAGGTTTTATATTCTGAGTGAGGTTTTCACATAGCTCCCTCATTATTTCTTCTTGTCTTTCTTTATCTACCTCAGTCTTGACCCATTGGATTTTAGTATTGCCATCAGAATCAAGGAGTGTTGATTTCCCCTTTACCTTATACCCGTCTGGGACATGATTATCTGACTTCTGCCAGCCTTTCTTGGCTGCGTTTATTTCGACAGTTCTCTTAGATGACCTGATGTTGAATTCACTACATCCAAGCTCCTTAGCAGCAGCAGCAGAAGTTCCAAACTCTATCCAAGCAGTAAGGTATTCTCTTTGCTTCTTTGTTTCGCAATACTCTAATAGTTGCGGGTCTGGAGCAGACCTGACAGATACGTTGTCCCATTTATCGCCCATAGTTATTCCTTAACTGGTTTTAATGTGTCAAAGTAAAGGTCATTCATTAGGCAGTCCCTTGCTCTCAATGACCTCATTCTTAAATCGTGTGCGGTATCAAGTTTTTTTCCTATGAATGTCTCTTCATAAAACGCAAACCTTCTTGACAGAAGTTCAATGCTGAATTCCTTGGACATCAAGGAGAATCCACTATTGCCAATATCTCTTATGTCTTCCTTTTGATTACATGCCAATAAATATGGCTTGTTCTTTTCTATGTATGATATTTCCTTATCAGTAAACGCTCTCCTACTCTCGTTAAGAAGTTTCATCTCATTCGGTGTTAGTTCTTCAGCTAACGCTTCTTTTACTTTTTCTTTATTAACTATTTTGAGCTTTCGTTTTTTCAAGGTATTCCCCCTTTGCTTCTAAAATTAATCCATCTTTGGCACAGAAGTTTTGCATCCAATCTAAAAAGAATGTCATCTCCCCTACAGTCCAGTTAGAAGAACTTGTAACCTCTGCCTTCTCGCCTCCCTCTGGGTTCTTAATAAACCTAAGAAGAAACTTCTCCTTAGTGTCGCTATAACACTTAGTTTTAAGCCACCGATTCATGCCTTCGTACATGGCCTCATCAACGTCTTCTGTCTTCCAGTTATGCTTTGCAGCCTCTCTTATCCAAATCGCTTTAAGGGCTTTC